TATCTCACAACTAGGTCTATCTTTATGTCTTTTAAGTTCATCTCCTTTTTTATATGCTCTTGCATAGGAATAAGTAGGACATAGATCTAGGCCAGTGTGTTTTTTCATAACAGGCAACATTTTAACAAGTAAAGTATCCATTACAAAATCACCGTAACAAGAGAATGTATTTGGTATTTGTTGATCGGTCCATGTTCCAAGGATCGGGGACTGTGCGTGTATGTTGTTTTGATACATGTATCTAACAGCATCTTTTTTAAGTAGAAAATAATTAAGAATAAAGTTAGCTAACTCATAGGATGCAGCTTTTTTAATTACTTGATATTTTTGTTGTTGAAATGTCATAGTGCTATACCTGTCCCATCTTTGTGTTTTGTTTGATACTTACTAGTTGCATTTATTAATGTACTTACTTCTTCATCAGGTACGATTTCTATCTCGTACTCTTCTATACCTAATATACACCCTGCAATAAATCTTCTCATACCCATACACAGTCTATATTTACCATCTTTTTCTGTGCATATTAAAGGATTAATAATTCCATTTTTTTCAATATCTTTTTTTAATATCTTCCATCTTTCATTTTCTGTTTGACTCATTCTGCCTTCTTCTGTTTGAAGATGTTTTTCTCTAAATACAATTTGATCTTTATGAACTATCACACCATCATTCCTTTCTGTAAAAAATTAAACGACACAGATATTCTTATATCATTAGATTCATTAGGATCAACACAATGCATTAACCAAGAGGGAAACATAATACATCTTCCAGCTTTAGGTTCATAATGTGTTTCTCTCCATAACCTGTCAGGTAACTTTCCTTCTTTTTGTTGTGGTCTGGACATAGCAGCTGACGACCTTGGATCATCTATTTTTAAATGACCACAGTTTTTAGGTGCTTTAATATAATATACACCAGACCATAATGAATTAGGATGCTGATGAGCTCTGTTCATTCCTCCTGGTGGATTAATGTTAGCCCACATATTACCTAAAAAAGGTTCTGATCTTAAATGTTCTTGATCATAAATTGTTTTTTGACATGCATATAACATATCAACTAGTTTTTTAAATTGTGGTAATTCATGCATGTTAGTTGTTGAATGCCAACCTTGAACATTGGTTCTTACAACTCCTTTATCTCTATTAGACCAAGCTATAATATCTCTTTCCAATTCTTGGTTAAGAGTTGGATGTTCTATATCTGCAATATAGATAGGTGTTGGAAATAATAAATCTCTGTGCATTACTTAAAAGGGGTTCCTCCAAACCACATAACTAAAGATTGTCTTCTTCCACGTATAACAGGTTTTACTCTGTGTCTTATAAATGATGCAAAGAATACTGCGTGTCCTTGTTTTATTTTAGCAACTTTACCTTCAGACATTAGTTCTAAATCTCCGCCTTCAAATTCTGATTCAGGTGAAAGTAGTAATGTCATAGATATTTTTCTAACAGGTGGTTCATGTTGCATGTTAACATCGTTATCTACATGCCATTCATAAAACCCACCTTCAGGATATTCAGTATACTGTGCCATTTCATTTATTGTCATTCCTTCAAAACCAAAATGATTGCGATTAGTAGCTTGCATTATTTTATCTAAATCTTTGTACATATCTTTCATTTTAGAAAATGGTATCCAGCTAATGTGTGATGTTCTAGTATTAGTATCTACATGTCCTCCTTTAATACCTTTTTCATTTCCAACTCCAGCATTATTTTTAGGCTCTGCGCGTCCAGCTTCAATAATCATTTTACATTGTTCAGGTGTAAAAATAGGTGAAGTTGTTTCTACTATGTAAGATTTCCAACGTGGTTCTGTTATCATATTAATATCCGTATTCTATCCATCCCGTTATTATATATTTATCATTCGACAAAGGTGGGTTGCCTCTATGAATGTGTGTAAATTGTGAAGGCCAAACTAGTAACGTATTTTTTTCAGGTTTAAAACGACACTTCTGATATAGAAATTCTGTCTCTCCACCTTCTGTTACATCATTAAGGTATACCATAAAAGCTAGTATTCTATTTCTAGCTTTCATTTCTGCATTTTCACAATGCCAAAAATGATAACCTTCACCAACCTTAGTCTTTTGTATTTTAACTTCTAGTATGTTGTGTGTTGCAAGTTTTTTAAGATAAGAATATTTTTGAACGTATAGAGGATATACTTCTTTAAAAAACATATCTATAAAAGGTTTGTTGTTGTAAGTCATTGCAACATTAGTATTTCTTATAGTATCAATTGCATTATCTGATACTAACATCTCATCCTCACGTCTTGGATAGACTGCACCTTGTTGTTCACATTTATTAAAATAATTTGTATAATCATCTATTAGTTCGTTAGGCATAAAGTTTTTAAATAACCCTATGTGATTATCTATATAATATTGTTTATCCATTAGTTAGCACCTCTATTTCTAACAGGATCAAAATCTACATCACAGTTTGCAGCAAGAGTTCGTCTTGTTTCATCAGTTCCATTAAATGGATATACGCAGTGTCTCATATCATAAGGAAAGATATAAAAATCTCTAAGATCCATTGAGGGTTGATAATCTATTTTAGCAAACTGACCATTAGTGGCTCCTAATATTTGTAGTCTACCGTTTTGTTGAATGTGTCCTGCAGAATATTCTTTACCATAAGTGGAAGGTAGTTTTAAAATCATTACACTAGATAAACCTGTAAATAACATTCCTCTATGAATGTGAGCTGGATTGTATTCATGCTGTTTCATTTCATTAACCCATATAGAATTTAAATGAGTTTTATAATCTTGTATAGCATTAAACTTTAAATAATGATTAAAGACTTGCATAAAATAATCTGTTACATTTTTAGGTAGAAAGTTATGATTCTTCATTTTTGTTTGATCCTCACCATGATAGAATAAAGAATGTTCTTTTTCTATCTTACCAACTAACTGTCCGTTAGCAGGTGCAAGACTATTATAATTTTGTTCATAGATTTGATTAATAGACATAAAAATATCTAATGGCACTTGGTATTTAATAATACACTGACCTAAAAATGTCGGTTTAAAATTTAATGTGTTCATATCTTTCTTTTATGCTTTTTGGAATCCTTTCGATGTAAGGATTATATACTTTTCTAATGGGTCCATCAAATAGTTTATGCATATTACTACCAACTACTTTGTCATTATAAGATAAACCATTAACATTTACTTGGTCTAAATCATTAAACCTGTGATTAAAATAGGGTTCATCTAAAAATTGATATATTTTTCTAAACTCTTGTTCAGGGTTTGTAACTATATCGTCATACTTTACATAATGACAAATACCAGGATAGTTAAAACTATTTTTGATAGCTTCTAGATCTTTTGCAACAGCACCTTTACTATTCATAATCATCATTAATTTTTCTTCATCAGTTTTACAATTATATCTATTAGGAAATGCATCGGGATTTTTTGTATACCACTGCATATACGAAGCTAATACATCGATTAAATTTCTAAGTATTACTATACATTTAAAACCATGTTTAAAATGCTTTTGCATTAATTCAAAATTACCTTTTGTCATTACAGGTCCACGGTCAATGATTATACGTTGTGGCCAATGCTGATAGTAGTTATTAAATACATTATCTAGTACATTATCTAATGATTTGTGATCAGGATAATTTTGAAACACATCTGTTTTTTTAAGTAAAAATAAATCTTTCATTATTTCTAATGTCAAAGAATTAGCAGTAGCTGCTATGTCTTTATTTTGATTCATAATACTTGCAAACAAAGTATTACCAGATCTAGGTTGTGCTACTAAAAAAAATAACTTACGATTTTGGTTTACCATGTTGAGTTATCTGTTCTTTCTCTTTGTAACTGCTTTCTAATTCACCTGATTTTTTAATTCTTTGTAATGATTGTAATTGACCCATTACATTAAACACTTCATTTTGATCAGAGTGTTCATTTAAAGTTTTTGATTTTTCGTAATATTGTAGTCCATAAGACTCTAACTGATGAACGTTGACATCTTTGTCATTAAACGATCCATCATTAAATTCACTTTTTAATTTAGACCACATCTTAATTTCTCTCATTCTGTGTTTAGCCGTTTTCTCCATAGAAGCTTTTGCAAATCTACATTCATCTAAATCTATCTCATATTTAGTTCTTTTATATTCATCTTCTTCTTTATCAATTTTCTTTTCTAACCAAGTTATCTTTGCTTCGTTTCTTCTATAATCAAATGATAAAGTCATTAAGTTATCTAAGTATGATGATTGTTCTCTAACACACTGCCAGTATTTAGCACCTTTAGTTGGGTATCTATTATCTTGTAATACAGAAAACCTAGCTTCTGTTTCTGTTCGAAACATTTGTTTCTTGGTCCAAGTGTCTCTAAGCTCGTCTACCATACCTTTAAAATCGGT